GGTACTATAATAAAAAGTACAAAGTCTTTAAAACCAATTCAAGAAAAACTTAATTTTTTACTAACTAAATAAAACAGAATGAGAACACAGAAACACGATTTAAAAGATGAAATTAAAAGACTTGAATTTGATTTGTATCGAGCAGAACAAGACCAAGACGCAATAACAGTTTTATCAATAATCAAAAGGTTAGATGATGCAAAATCAACCTTAATAAATATACAGTAATGCAAACTAACTTTTCACAAGAAACCGCACAAACTAAATTTGATGAGTATACATATAGGATAGAAGCCTTATGTAATAGAATAGAAGAATTAAAAGCACAAATAGAAGTATCACAAATATTTAAACAAAATGGATAGAGAAAAATTATTGGATTTGTACAAGAAGTACGAACTAGGAAAAACAGATGTATACAAACATCAGCACTATGTTATAATCACCAGACAAGGTATTGAAAAGATAGCTGCAAAAGAAAACATAGCTATTAGTTACGAGGTTGTAAAATGTGAACCTAACTTTGCGGTTGTAAAAGCATATGCAAAAAAAGAAGAAGTACAAATTGAAACCTTTGGTAGTGCATTAAAAGGTGCAAGTTATAAAGACGGAAATTGCAACTCATTTTATGTAATGGAAATGGCAGAGAAACGTGCTTTATCAAGAAGTGTTTTAAAACTAACTGGCTTTTATGAACTTGGTGTATTTGGTGAAGATGAAAGCGATGACTTTAAAAGAAAATAATATTGATTAAAATTAAAATCCTTTGTTGTCGCAAATGTAGGCCGCTGTAATGCTTTAAAAAGTTAAGCAAAATTAATCAATAAGTATCATAGTTTTTGTAATTACAGTAAGACTGACAGCACGGAAAGACGGCTCCTTAATTGGATGATATAATAAAACAGATATGAGAAGAATAAAAAAACCTTTAGATGATAAAGTAAAATTTATACCTTGCAATGAAAATAGATTAATATATTCATACACAAGAACAGATAAAAAATCAACAAGAAAAGAAAAACTAAATAAATAAAACACGAGGTATTGCGTGTAATGACAATACCAAATTTAAACTATATATTATGAGTGCAATTATCAACGGAAGTATTAGAGTAGATAGACTACCTAAAGAGAAATTTATTAAAGGAAAAGATGGTGCGGTGTACTACAATTTCACAATAGCGGTACAAGATGAAACCAGATACGGTAACAATGTAGCTTTTATGGATAGCCAAACCAAAGAAGAACGTGAAGCAAAGGTTGCTAAAACCTATCTTGGAAACGGTAAGGTGGTATGGATGTCACCAGATGGTGTAACGGTTGCTGAAAGAGACGACCAGCCACAAGCGGTGGCAGAACCAGCAAGTGATGACTTACCATTTTAATTAGCCTAATTTTAAAAGGGTGTAGGTTTTTAACTTGCACCTTTTTTTTATACATTTAACAAATGACAGAAAAAGAAACAGAACAGAATATGTTAATGGAGTTTATTGCAGATACTTGCAAGATAGACATTGACAAAAAAATAGATTATCCACCAGTATGTTTAAGCTATGGTGAAAAGGTTTTACAATCAGATAAAGGTGATTTACTCATACCAATAGCTTTGGGAACATTTGGCAATCTTTCAGTAATTACAGCACCACCAAAGACCCGTAAAAGTTTTTTTTGTAGCCTATTAGCAAGTGCTTATTTAAGTGGTTCAAATATTTACGGTGGACAAATTAAAGGACATAGAGGTAATGGTGATTTAATTTATATAGATACAGAGCAAGGAAGCTGGCACGCATCTAAAGTATTTAAAAGACCATTAGATATGGATAGCAACATACCTAAAGATAAATACCATACGTTTGCATTGCGTACAATAGCTTTTAAGGAACGTTTAGAGTTTATTGAATACTATTTAAAGGAACACATAAAAGAACCATCTTTGCTTATTATAGATGGTGTAGCAGATTTATGTGCAGATGTAAACAACATAGAAAAAAGTAATGAATTAGTAAGCGCATTAATGAGAATTAGCCAACAACAAAACGTGCATATCATTTGTGTGATACATCAAAACTTTGGTAGTGCTAAACTTGGTACTGGTCATTTAGGTTCAGCATTAGAAAAGAAAGCAGAAACAGTAATAAGTTTGGAAGCAAACACAGTAAACAAAGATTGGACAACGGTCAAGTGTGGTAGAAGTAGGGGTTACTCTTTTGAAACATTTAGCTTTGAAGTAAACGAAAAAGGATTGCCAATAATAGTTGGTGATTTATATGACCCATTAAAATGATATGGTACAAAAAACAATGATTATAGTTGCTGCAAAGCATAAAGAGTGGGTAGAAATAGTTTTATCCTTTGGTTGTAAACAAGAAACTGCTGAAGATATTGTACAAGAAATGTATTATAAGATACAACTGAAACTTGAAAAAGGTTTAGATATAATGTACAATGAAGAAGAAATAAACTACTACTATATTTTTAAGACTTTAAGAACATTGTTTTATGATTTAAAAAGAAAAGGTAAAAACATCACAATGGTTTCTATGGATGACATACACTTAACCACATCAGATGTAAACTACCAGGAACCATATGATAAAATACAAGAAGAACTATCAAGAATGTTTTGGTATGATAGAAAAGTATTTGAAATAATAAATGAGGGTGAAAGCATTGCAGAATTTTCACGCAAAAGTTTAATACATTACTACTCACTTTACAACACATATAACAAAGTAAAAAGCAAACTAAAAAAATTATTATGAGCAGCTTAATTAGAAACAGTAAACAAGTAAGACAAACAATAGATTTTACTGGTGTACAAAGTGGTAAAATACACCCAACAGATATTGATGTAGTATTAGAATTTGATAATGAGGTTTTAATATTAATGGAAGTAAAGCGAAAAGGTAATATAATACCAACTGGTCAAAAATTAGTTTTAGAGAGAATAGCTAATTCTTGGCACACAAATAAATGTGTAGTTTTCTATGTAACACACGATTTTAAAAATGATGACAAAGATATACCATTAGATAAATGTAATGTATCAAGTATTTACTTAAACAGAAAATGGAAACCAGCAAAGCAAGAAATAAATCTTATTGATTGTCTAAAAGGATTTAAAGAAAAATGGAATATTAAAAAATTAGAATTATGAAAATAGGAAACATTATTTATTACATCACAAAGTATACTGGCATTAAATATCTGGTAGATAAATACCACAAATTAAGAGGTACAAAATGTGATTGTAACAACAGAAGAAAAAAGTTAAACGAAATAAAAATTGATAGATGGTAAAATTTACTAAAGAAGATTTTAAAAGCTGGAGTGACTTTAGGTCAGAACCAAAGAACACTTTACAAGGTAATGAGTTTGAACTAATATGCCAGTTACACGCAAAGTACTATAATCATAAATACCATAAACCGTGTACTTGTAACCCAAAAAAAATAAAGCTATGGATTAAGCAACTAAACGTAATTTGGAATAATGGGAATTAAAAAAATTAATGAGTGGGAAAAGGCAGTTGTATTTCTTTTAAATCTTGATGGCTGGGAGTTAGAACATTGCGGTGATGGTTATTCAAGGTATGATGCAAAAGGTAAAACACCAAAAGGAAAAGATTGCGTTATTGAGATGAAATTTAGAAATAAGTACTATGAAGATAAACTAATTGAAAAAGATAAATACGATAGCTTAATGGCACTTGATGATGTTGTTAGGCTATTTTTTGTTAATGACCCTAAAGGTAACTTTATGTATTGGTTAGATACTTTAGAGATGCCAAAGTCAGTTAAAAAGTACTGCCCAGATACTACAATGTGGACAAAGAAAAGACTTTTAAAAGATGTTTACTTGCTGAAAGAAAACCAAGCGGTTAGAATAAATATAAATATAGACCCAAATTAGTTGTTAAATATTTTGTTTATAATATAGATTAATGTATATTGCACTATAATAATAAAACAAAACATTATGTCACAATTTGAACAGCTAGGTTATTTTTTAGAGTATATGATTGATGATAAATACATTGGCTCAATTATTATAGACAAACCAGACAGAAAAGAAATAGGTTACTATGGTAGAATAGATGATGTTGCTATAGAAGATATTGTATTTAGTAACAAAAAAAGAATAAAAAAAGGGCAATCATTTTATACTAGAATGTATCCTTTATGCGGAAATAAAATTTAAAAACAAAACAGATGAAATACATAGAGAGAAAAAATAAGATTATTAATGATAGATATACTGAGTATGTATATGAAGCATTTGATATTCAAAATAAAGAAGAAACAACAGTTAAAATACCTATAAATTTTAATGAATGTAAAACTTTTGATTGGAATATAGGAGTGATATACGGTGGTTCGGGTACTGGGAAAACAACTTTACTTAAAGAGTTTGGTGATTTAACACTTGATAATTTTGATGATAAAAAACCTTTAATAAGTAATTTTGATTGGCTAGAACCTGATGAGGCAACATTTTTATTATCAGCTATGGGTTTAGCATCTGTTCCTACTTGGTTAAGACCATTTAGTCTATTGAGTAATGGAGAGCAATATAGAGCATCACTAGCTTATAAGGTTGGTAAAGCAAGTGAAAATGATGTTATATTAATAGATGAGTTTACATCTGTTGTAGATAGAGATGTTGCGAAAGCAATGAGTAATGCACTACAAAAGTACATAAGAAGAACAAACAAAAAAATAATACTCGCATCTTGTCATTTTGATATTATGGAATGGTTATTACCAGATTGGACTTATTCACCACTAAAAGGGCGTCTTGAGAGAGCGTCAAGTCGAAGGCAAAGACCAAGAATTGAATTACAGATATTTCGATGTAGATATGAAACTTGGAATTTATTCAAACAACATCACTATATAAGTGAAGATTTAAACAAAGCTGCAAAATGTTTTTGTGTTACTTGGAATGATAAACCTGTTGCTTTTTATGCTTTTTTACCAATGCCATCAGGAACTGTTCAAAACGCTTTTAGAGGTAGTAGAAGTGTAGTTTTACCAGATTTTCAAGGGTTAGGAATAGGATTTAGTGTTTCAAAGTATTTGCATAAATTATACACGAAAGATAATAAGAATTTATATGTAAAAAGTGTTAGTCCAGCACTAGTAAAAAAAAGAATGAGAGATGGAGATTATAAATTTAATGGTAAAACTAAATCATCTGATGAAGGAGGCAAGTTAAAAGGAAGAAAATTAAGAGATACAGAAGCTTATTCATTTCTATATGTTGGCGATGTTGAAGATATTAAAGATGAAGAATTAAATATTTTAAAGTTTAATGCTGATGCTTATAAAGAAGTTGCACAAAATCAAATAAGTATTTTTGACATTGAAGGAGTATGATACATTATTTAGACATACAAGATAAATATTTTATAGACATTGAAAAAGGGATTAAAACTTTTGAAATAAGAAGAAAAAACAAAGATTACAAAGTTGGTGATTTGCTTGTTTTAAAAAATGAAAAAAATAACAATATAATAAAAAAAACAATTTGTTACATAAGCAATATTGAAATATACAATATAAAAGATATATTGATACTAGGAATAAAATAAAAGCAAAATGGAAAAAACAGAATACAAAAAAGATTATTACAACAATGAATTTAACTATTTAATAAGCAAGGTTTGTGATAAAAAAAGAAGCATTATGGATATTGATTGCTTTATATCAAAAATAGGTTAT